ATAGAGATAAGAAATGGTGACAACCCATGCAACACTGAGCAGCGTTGCATGCTGCGGCACAAAGCTAATGAAGAGATAGATGCCCGCCACAATAACGGCAATAGCAATCCAATCTGAAAAAAAGTGAAGCAGCCATAATAATGCACGTTTCATGGGTGTCTCTGATTGCACTGCATAACGTTCCTTTAATAATGACAGAGCCTTTTTTGTCCTGTCGCTTCATTTAACGCCCTGCCCTGCACTGGAAATATCTCACCCTGGGTGACGGCCTGTCTGAAAAGGATCTGAGAGCGTTGCTCAAAGAGAAATGGAACTGAAAAGCCCGCGCGCGGCGGGCCAGAGGCAACGAATCAGTTATCTTCCTGAAGAAGCTGCGCGGGTGAGGTCACCCCGGCCAGTTCATTGAGTGCCTCATGATTGATTTCTTCATCTGCGCCATCAACCGCGCGGGAGATAATCAGTAAATCCTGAAGTTCGCTTAAAAGAAGCGCCGCATCAGACTTGAGCATTTCATCTGAGTCTGCGGAGTCAATTACCGTGTTGATCGCCTTGTTCGCGCCCTCGATCATCTCCGTTACGCCGCCCTGCTTACTTACCGCGAGCACCAGCGCACTGATCAACAGAGACTGCGCCTCAACGCGCGCGGTGAGTTGTTTGGTGCTTGCATCTATTTGTGAAATCTTGGCAAGCATACTTAACACAACATTCTTCATGGTATATCTCCCTGTTAAACCAGCATTTTATGATTCCGCGGGCAGGCTGAAAATATCATTATTCTGAAAGTTGGTGATTTTAACAGCGGTAATGCCTGTGAGTTAAGGGTGTTTCTGGTCTTCCGTGCGCACATTGAAAACTGAAATCTACGTGCAGCAGGACGGGACTGGCTGGATAAAACGCATGACAGGCAGACTGAATAGAGTAACCTTCTGGTCAGCGCGATTACTTTTGCAGAGGATGATATGGAGAGAGCTGATTGCTTAAAAAGATCGACAGGACAGGATTAGCTACGCCGTAATTCAGATCGACTATCGTAAATGACCTAAAACCCGTCCGCCACATACCAACATTTTTTTGCAGCATCTGGTCCCCTTCTCAGCGGCACCCGCTTTGATGCCCTTTCGAGGCCTCTGACCACATGGATTACAAACATTGTGCAACGCTGGCAGGCGTGGCGGGGATAGCATTACGCGCGATGGGTACAAACATGTATTCGGAGGCCGTGTCAGCGGCCTACCCACGCGTGCAGTTGTTTAGTGAGGTATCAAACACAGCAGGGCTTAAGAACTTCGTAAAATGGGTCTTAGAGCAGCAGATGATGTATGGCAATATGGTAAAGTTTTGACCAGTACGGTTAACCATGTAAGGGAATAATATGGATACAACTGAGCAGTTAAACGGGACTTACTTCTATGGCGGGCTTACCAACCTTTCTCCCGGAGAGCTTTATTTCTGGATTATGATTGATATGACCGCCGAGCACTTCAGTGGTGCAAAAGATATCATCGCGATAGCTGCCATTTACTCGGGACAAAATACGATTGACGTCTCAGGGAAGCTAAAAGGGGCGTGGAAAGGCACCTCTTATGCTTCGGTCTATTCTCGTAAACTGTTACGCGATTACCGTCTTCCTTTCAGATTACCCACATGGATACAAAACCCAAAAAAACCTCTTCAAATTAGAATGTTAATGACTCACAAATTGGGTACGTTCGTCGGTCGCACAATTCCGGTTTTGGGATGGGTTATTATGGCCGCTGATGTAGCGGAGATAGGCTGGAAAACTACGGTAGAATACAACCTTATTGCTCATAAGGACGACAGGATATGGTAGGTGAGGATATAGAGAAGGCTGTGTTTGCGCTGGTTGAAGATTATAACGGCAGAAGTTTGTTCACATTAAGACGTTATAAGCTTGAACTCGACACTGATCTGAACAATGACTTTCGCATGGATCCCATTGACGCTTATGAATTGCTTGAGCGATATGCTGACAGTTTTAGCATTGACCCCGGCACCATCACTTTTACCAACTATTTTCCGGAAGATTTCACCGCACCACATGATCCGCTTACTATCCGCCTGCTAGTTGAGTCTGCACAGGCCGGAAGATGGTTAGGTAAATAACTAACGCCTGCATATGCAGGCGTTATATCTTTAGTTTGTTGCTGCCGCTTCCAGCGAATAAGGGCGAAACGTGAACACCTCTTCTCCCGGCCAGTTATTAATTTCCTTCATTCGTTTCTGCAGCGGTTCATAAACACCTGCGCCGCCTTCACTGCATCCCTGAATCCACCTGAGTTGTCCGGAATGATTCCCATCATCTGAGGCGGCACGCGGTGCTCACTCAACAGGTCGTCGCGGCTGGTTTTCCTGATGTTAAAGAAATCGTTTCTCGTTGCGACTTCACTAAGCGGCAGAATCTTTATGCCGTTGGGTGCGTACATGAACAGGTTGCGGATGTTACCCAGCCTTTTAGTATCGCGCATCGCCTGACGCATCCGGTCGACATCGCTGCTGCTCTGCGCCGCTGAGGTCATGTAGATGATGTAACCGGCATGCGCGCAGTTCTGATAATACTTGCAGCGGAACAGCGTCGCCGCCTCATATTGCCAGGCAGAGTTAAGCGCGCTGAGATATTCTGGCAGGTCGTACAGCTTCCGGTTAATATCCGGCTCCAGCAGTTGAAACGCGGGCTGAAGATTTTTTGAGTGAATAACCTCGGAACATTTATAGGCAGGGCCGTGCTAGTTGTGGGATGGCTGATTCTGGCAAATAATGTGGCACAAATCAGTTTCCGCACCGTCCATCGCTATAACCTGATTGTGAGGCAGGAGGATAAAATCTGGTGAACAATATGACAGCAACTCCTGATGCGGTGCGTGAATACATTCTGCGAGAGCTGCCGCTGGTGACAACGCTCTTCTTAAAAAAGATTCAAATTGGTGACGACGACATTCTGCAGGAACTGTTTGAAGCAGACGATATAGCAGATATGGCAGAATCGTTTTTTCGCGTTTTTAATATTCAGCCAGCTGGTTTTACGCCCGCCGCTTATTTCCCCTGGAAAACCCGTCCTTTTTTCTCCCGCGCACCGGTAGAGCAGGATAAATCCCCGCTGACGATACGCATGTTTATGGAGTCGGCCGCTGCCGGGCGCTGGCTTTTTTAGTCCCTGCCAGCGGGCAGCAGATTTGCTCGTTGCGTCAGAGTCCACACAGTGACAGCGGCGTGATTTCCTTCCCAGGCACCTGACTGTAGCTGCCCCCTCAAAGGAGAACCGCTACATGGCATAGAATTACCATTACGGCGTGCGGATTGCCTGAGGAAATACCATCGTGTTGTAACGTATTCCCGGGCATTCCGGCATCAGAGTGACGATTCGTTATACGCACTTTGCGCACGACCATCTTGAAGATGCAATTTGCCTCTATCCGCCGGCGTTATTGGCAAAGAAAAATGGCGACACAAAGTCCAGCTGAGTAGAAGAGAATAAAACAGGATGGCGTTTAACTTTTTGGTTTTTATCCAGGTGACCTGCCCCGTTGATTAACACACCGCGAGTTACTATACCCACTCCAAGTAAAAAAAAAAACCGCCCGTGGGCGGTCATTTATCAGGGTGGGATTCGAACCCACGTTCATGCAGTATCGGTCACGTGCACCACTGCCTGATGTAGCTCATGTCACGCTTTGTCCCGTCAGAGCTTTCGCTCGGCCATCTCGCGCACCTGACTTACAAATCATAACCCAGCCCAGTGAGTTATCAAAGCACGGTAAGCCGACTCAATGGCCCACCAATCTGGTATCGCCATATTTACTCCAATAAAAAACCGCCCGTGGGCGGCTTGCTAAAACGTTCTGTACCCATCCATGTGGTAAAGATCGATAAATTTCTCGTCTGTACCACCAAATATTTGTGTGATTGACTCACCAACCCTATCAGCAACGATTACATGGTTTCCATTTGTTCCTGGCATGTAAGATGCTTTCACAACATGAGTTAAATGGTGTCTGAACTGTGCGCGTAAATAATTATCATTGAATGATTCCCACAATTTGGCAATGCATCATCAGGCGCACTCGCAAATGCGCCTTGTGATGACTACGCCTTGAAATCGGCCAGTCCCTGACCTTTGCGCCACTCTCTCACTGTCGTAACAACCTTCTCGGGATACAGGTCGTCGTCAAAATTGTAGTAAATCAGGTCTGAACCCTCTGGATGCTCACTGACAGCAATAAAGTTCTCCAGCAATTCGTCTTGGTACTTTTCACCACCTTGGGCACTGAAAATTTCCGCTACTAACGCTGTAAACTCGACTTCCGTGTAATCCTCAAATTTTGTCCTTAACTTCATTGCGACCTACTCCTATGTGGTTGAGTTCATCTTACTCTTTTTGCTCTGGAACGTACTCTATCTTGAGCACGTCATCCGGCGCGAGGTATACCCAAGCACTATTTTCCTGAGCAATACCGATAAAGCCATTCACCATCTCCGGCTGAGACCTGCTCATCAGGCCTTAATGCGTTTCACCGGATTTGGTGGTGACGGTGATGCGGTAGTTGTCTGACATTGAGAGCCTCTTTATCCCCTCGGATATATTGCTATCAAATAATATAGTCCGTGGTGATCGCAATACTATGTTTACCCTAGCAAAACCAAGGAGATGATATGTTTTCCTTTCTCAACACATTCAAGCGGCTCATAAGCAATCAGCAGACGGCGCTGACCGTCGAGCCAGAGTATTCAGATGAACAGCTTTTGCAGTGGGCCAGTGGTTGCATGTTAGAAGGTTTGCCAAATGAATTTTATGAAGCGAGAGTTTCTTGCTTCCGTAACATTATAAGCTGGCAGTTCCACTTAGCCTTAAGCTGAAAGAACCGGGGCTAACGCTTGAAGCTGTAATAGAAGAGTGCCAGAAGGGCAATCCATCAGACAGCCTGATTTACTCATTAGTCCGCCGCGGTGGCAGAAAGCCTGAGGCGGTCTCACCAGATGCGCTCACAGGTGCATTTGCAGAAGCGCGTGAAATGAGCGGAATTAAATTTGGCCCTAACCCACCAATGTTTCATGAGATAAGAAGCCTTGCCAGCCGACTATATGAGGTGGAGAATGGAGAGGATTTTGCGCAACGACTACTCGGTCATAAAAGCCTTTCAATGACTAAAAAGTATCTCGATTCACGCTGTCAGGAATACATTATGGTATAGGTTGGATATAGTAATTTCGGAATATTTTATAGCCGATATGAAAAAAATATTACAAATCAACCAACTAAAAAAAGACCGAATAATTTTCAACACTATAAATATCAGTGAGTTAGATTAGCTATTGGCGGCAAATTGGCTTTTGGGATTATGTCCACACATTACATAAAGATAGGAAAACTTAGAGTAACCTTACCATATAATAGAATGGCTCATGTTAATTATAAATTAATCATATAGCACACACCTTTTTGATGAAATTGATTAAAAAAGTGCAAGCATAATTTAGAGTTAGGTTTGTATTTTTTTAGAGACCGCTTTTTTATAAATTTTATAAATGGGTATGCCCCCATACCCATCTAAGACTATACATTTACGTCAGTATGGAGGGCTGGATTTGAGAATATATCTCTGATAATCTCTAAAAGTAGATGTTCTCCGAAATCAGAAACAAAGCTTTCATCGTTATAGCTAAATATATACTCTCCTATTTTATTGTGTGCAATGCAGCACCTCATTCTATAAATCCAATAGCTGCACAAGTTAATAATAAATTCATTGAAAACTTCTTGAGAATTTTTATTAATTAGCCTTACTGTTGACCCGTTGACTGGTTGATAAGTCGAGCTTGAAACAAGATCAAGTGAATTTCTAGATAGCAAATCAATCAGAACAGTCCACTCATCATTAGTCTTTAAAGGATTTTGCTCCTTACCAAGCACATAAAACATATCGTTAGCAATATTAAGATGATTTTGCACAAGCTTCATCTTTTCTATTATTAAATCATAACTAATTAAATATTTTTTGAGAATGTACTTGAATGTTTCTAGTTCTGTTTTTTTACCATAATTGAATTCTTTTATTAATGCTGCGTAATCCCTTAAATCAGCCGAGTTTATATTTTTTAACCTCGAAATAAAGAGAGAGTCGAATAGAAGTTCGATTTGATGGTAATACTTTAAAAACCTTTCAAATGAGCTGGATGAATGAACAGCTAGCACCATGCTTTCTTCGTGATTAATTGACGGCACTTTAATTCCTTCACGTACTTTTATTTCATTAATCACTCTGGAATTAGTAGGATTCAGGTTTTTATGAGTATACCCTCCCCAATATTCAGATGTACCCATGACCGTCTTATAGTAAGAAAAAGAACTTAATTCAATTAATACATAATGACTAACAAAGCCATAACTATCACTTTGATGAGAATTCACCAAGTTATCAACGAAATAAGCAAAAAGCCTTTTTTCATTGAGCCTAGCGATAATATGTTCATTTTCCGGATAGGCTAGCGGGCACAACACACCAATTAAACTACCAGTAGACGAAAAGATCTCAATATCATCAGCCATAGAGATACTTATCGAACTTTCTATAGCTCTTACAGGAATAACAACATAATCATTAAAGCAGTGGAATACATTATCAATTAATTGATATGTCAAAACACCATCATTATCAATGAATTCTTTATATAATTCTTCGTACTCTGCAATTTTAGTGGCGTCCATTTATTATTCCGCCGCTTGTGGCCAACAGGCAGCGAGTGAAGTATCACCACAATCTCTGAAATACTCCTTAAAGCCAGTATGGATAAGTTTCCTAGTAACAAATCCCATATTGGCTTTCTTATAAATCAAACCAATTTTAACCTGATTAAATACATTTAACCCAAGAGGATCCAGTTCGCCCGCTTCTATGACGTTGAATAGTTTATCAAAAGCTTTATCTACCCTGTCTTTTTTTTCAGTTTTCAAAAATTGAGCTATTGCACTAAAAATAGATACTATTACATTTTCTGAGCCAAGCCAGTTCTGCGAATCTCCTAAATCGATTTCTTCGCCGTTTTCATCAATTTGATTAGTTGTATAAAGGCCCCAGCACATTTCATCAAGCTTTATAAAGACACCAAGATAATACATATAATCTTCAAATTGTGCAGTTAGCTCATCTTCTGAAGAGTCAAATGCACCATCGTCGATTAATTTTTGCGCCACTAAATTTTCTTTATCGGTTTCATGAGATGCGGTGATAAAAGCATTATAAGATGCAACAATAGAACTAAGGTGATATTTTTTTACTTGAGTTCGACGCTTTGAATCTTTCTCTTTTATTATTTCTATACCTTCAAGCCTTGAAGATATTGTTTCTTGCAGTGACAGGAACAGAAGTTCGATCTGATGTCTCATAGACATAGCTTTTTGACCAGAGTTAAGGACTATCATCCTATATATCAACTTGCTAAGATCTGGCTCCAACCAATATTCTAATAATAATTTCTGACCTTCTTTAAAGACCACACCATTTCTTTTTAAATCACTAATGATATAAGTTCTTTGCAGCCCATCTAGAATATCAACTACATCATCCCTAGAAAGTAAATCAGTCAACGCACTTTTATTATTAATATGACCAATTATATCTTCTACGAGATGATGCTTTACAGAGAGGGTTATTGACGGGAGCAGTGCGCCTCCAACAATGTCTTCTCGAAGTCTTTTATATGCTTTATGCGACTCTCTTTTTCTCTGTAGAGAAAACTCACCAAAGTCTTCACCAACAATATCTAAATACTTATCTAAAGACGCTTGGCAATAAATAACGTGAGTGCCACTCTTAAGATCTGTTGTTGTGCCAATAACCTCAAAAGACATACTTCCTCCTATTTATTAAAGAATGACATTACAAACCTACCAAGAAATCAACTTGGCTACATATTGTAATCCATAGTTATTATTACCTTACCAGTTATTCTCACTTCATTGGTACTACAAGTAAAAGTAGTTGTGTTGCTTGTTACATTTAATTTTTTTCCAGGCAACACTGTAACATCATATATGTCATATTTATCATCTATACCTAAGAGCCATTTACCATTACTTATATCGCACAGTTTGACATCAACAATCCACGCACTATTACTACTTGAAATAAAAACAGGTTCATTAGCGGGATATGAAATAAAATTTAAGTTCATCTGCCACATCCCTAAGTCTTCTAACTTACCCAAATTCAATCTTTTGTGGGGCAAGGTAAAATTAGCAGTTGAATCACTATTCTCATTTTTCTGCGTTCCCTTTCCAGTTGCTAACCATCGCAGAGAAACTCCAGTTTCTAAAGCACAGGCAACAACTACATCGCCAGGAAAATAGTTTCTTCTAATCCAAGTGCTGACTGTTCCCGATGAAATCCCTAATAGTTCACAAAGCTGCTTTTGTAGTGTGAATCCATACGCATCCATAATTCTGCGCAGCACGGCTCTACCTCCATTGGAGATAATTTCATTCAACAGTCTCTCGCCAGACGGCAACCCAGCATTGCGCTCATAATTTGCTTTTGCAAGCTCACCATTCACAAGCCATTGCAGGTCTACACCTGTATCGAGCACACACTTAATTATTGCACTACCTGGCACACTGTTGCGTTGAGACCACGCACTTACATTATTTGAAGGCACATCAAGCGCCTTAGCTAATGCGCGCTGTGTCGTTACGCCATAGGCCGAAAACAGCCTTTCAATCATTTCCTGAGCATCTGACTCGGTGTTAGACATACAAATACAACCACAAAAGCAGTTTACATGAGCACAATTGTGATCTAGCGTATGTACACACCACATGTAACACCGTAGAACACACTATTTAACTGGAGATATTGCGTTATGCATACTGAAAATGCAAACAGTCAAAACGCATTTGACTTAGTACAATCTCAAGATTTTATTGCCAATGTCGCAGCGATTTTGATGCCAGCCATCAGTGACGCGGTAAACGACGCCGTAAACAAAGCCGTCACGCTCGCCACATCCCCAACCATGTCTAAGCAGGACTTTGCTGCAGCCAACCGCATCAGCCTGTCTGTGCTGGAGAAATGGATTGCTAATGGCGTTGTCTTGCTTGCCCCTACTCCATCTTTCACCTACACGCAGAACCGCACTAATCGTAAGACCGGCGAAGTGGTAGAAACCACCATGACGAAACATGGCAATCCGCTTATCAATGTTGCTGCATGGCGTGAGAAGAACCGCCAACAAGCAATCAAATGCCGCTATATCAAACCATAACTTGCTTTTGCAAGTTAAGAAGGATCTGAGCATGTTTGATTTTAAGGTTTCTACCCATACCCATTATGACTATGCCTGTCGTAAATTCGCCTTAGCTCACAACATGGAAGACGTCGCTAAGCAGTCCGGCATGCGTGCACAAACACTGCGTAACAAACTGAATCCAGATCAGCCGCATCAGCTTACCGTCTTAGAGGTTTTAGCTCTCACTGATGTCACTGAGGATGCAACGTTAGTTGATTGTCTGCTGGCGCAAATCCAGTGCCTCCCCTGCGTGCCAGTAAATGAAGTCGCTAATGAGAAGTTTCCCCTGTATGTCATGAAGGCTACTGCAGAAGTGGGCCAGTTGGCAGCTGGCGCAATCTCTAAAGAACCTATGACAGTCAACTGTAAACGTGGCCTGCTGCAAAACGTTAATAACGGTATTCGCTGCTTAACACTGGCCGCAATGGCAGTACAGGCGCGTATTCAGGCTAACCCGGCACTGTCCTCAACTGTCGATGCTATCAGCGGCATCGGTGCATCATTTGGCATAAGTTGAGGGTAATCATGATCTCATTGGCAGCAAGGCTTAAACGCCAAAGCCCATCCATGTCATACGGACACGGTTGGATCATGGGAGAAAACGGTAAGCGCTGGAATCCAGTAACGCCGTCAGCTTCAGAAGTCAAAGCACAGGTATTACCCAAGAGGAGCAAATCATGGCTATCGAAGGCGATTCCATGCTGGTCGAACTGACAGCCGGTCAACGAGTTGCTGCGTTGAATCATGTAGCGCTTCTTCGGGCTCAACTAATGGGCAGTAATTGCGAAAATGATGTAGCCCGTTTTATTGCTGAAATGCGCGAAGTTACTGACAGCAATTATCAGGATAACAAACGTGCTTTAAGTGCCATTTTCTTTCTGGCAAACATCGGTAAAGACCGGCACTCAGCCAATTTTACTGATCTCACTACTGATGAAAGAAACGCACTGATTCGCGCAATGAACCACCTGAAAGCCGTTGTGAGTTTGTTTCCCAAACGAATGACTCTTTCAATCTAAATAAATCAAAGCAATTAATTGGCGTAAACCCGCCGGGATTCGCTTTGCCTGAAGAAAGGAAAATTACATGCTGAATAAATCATCTGGTACCAGTAAACCTGCTTCACACATAGAACTTGATGTGATGCTTAATGATGCGCGTCGCGAAGAACGCCGCGGTCGTGCTGACCTCATGATATCCCGCCTTAACATCCTGGCCTCGAAAATTCGCCGGGAAGAATTAACCTGTGTCGAAGCAGCCGAGCTGCTTAATCAGGAAGCGGAAAAAATCCAGACTCAGATTGAGGAGGCGCACTAATGGCTGACTCAATGGACATCGTACAGCAGCGCACTGACGAAATGCTGGCTCGCAACATTGCGTTAATCACTAATCGCCCTATCGGTATATCTGCATTTTTCTGTGAAGACTGCAACGCTCCAACCCCTGAAAAACGTCGCCGCGTCATTTATGGAGTTACACGCTGCGTTAACTGCCAGGACATCGAAGAAAGATTCGGCAACTCACGCAAAGGCGGTGCGGCATGAGCTATTCTAAATCTCACGTTCAGCATAAATCGGATGCAGCCCATTACGGCATCCCGGTGTCATTTCGCTATCAACCGTTGCGATCCATGCCGGACTCACAGTGCCGGCAACAAGTGAGCAAAGAAATTTCCCGAAGTGGTCAGGGACCAAGAACAAGTCTGTCGGCATTGGCAGAAATTTCGGGTCGCCCGCGCAGAAAAATTCAACAGTCTTGCGAGTCGCTTGAAGCGAAATGTGAATATCTGACTGTAGAGATTCCCAATCGTCCCACTCATCAAATTCGTGTCTACGGTTGCTCATTAGCTGTTGGCGCACGCTATTCAATGCGCGCTGAACTGAGCCTTTCCATTCTCCGTGAGGTAGCCACTCTGCTCCAAAATTCCATACGAAAAGACGAACAAGATCGTCTCGACTGGATTTTGAGCCAAGCCAGCGCTCTGGTCGATAGTTTTGTGTCTGACCCAAAAACGCGTCGCAAGCAGCATACATGTCGTGCGCTGATAAAAGTCTTACAGCGCGTAGAGGCGCTCTCACGCCATTCAGAAAATGAATATTCTCGGCGTAATAAGGGCGTTGAGTAGATGATTCCGGTTCCATTGGATGCCTCCCTTTTTAATCTTAGCGAAGAAACTAATACCATTTCTGATATGCTGCAAGCATACGCTTACCAGTGGAATGCTCCACGGGAAGCCATTGCCAGCCCATACCTAACCTATGAGGAAATGCACAGCCGCACTCAGATGATTGCGGCTTTAGTGCGTGCGCAGGAACAACTTGAAAAGCAACCGACGCTGATTCAGATTGATGTAAAGCGTCGGTTTAGTGAGTTGGAAAAAACACAGGGTATTGAGCGTGCCAATGCGTACTTAACGAAAACCTTCGTTGAGCGCACATTGCCACGCGTCGAAACCGTTAACGCACAATATCGCCTCCGTGAAATGAGCGGCGGCGCATTTAACTTGCTGGCAGGTAATGCCACTAAACAGGATGGCGCGGCCAGCGCAGGTGGTCAGCTATGGGAGCTGATGCGACGCTTCAACCGACTGCCGGATATGGCTCGCGCCGACGTCGATTTGCTGGCCGGGGATGTGGCTAATTTCATCCTCGCCGAGCTGGTACAGGCTCACGCGCAGTCCAGCGACGAGTCAGATTACAAATACACGCACCGCGCTTACATGACTGCCTCCACCATCATCCGCGAGCTGAGCCAGACGCCGCCATTGTGAAATAAAGTCACGTCGCGGCTGTTTGACCCGGAGGAAGTTACCCCGGCGATCATGCGTATGCAGACGGAAATATGGTGGAAAGGCCGACTGTGCCGCGTGGCCGCATCATGGCGTGAACACCTTCAGATAGCCCTGGCTAATGTCAGCAAAAAGCATACCCCTACGCCAGCAGCATGACCGTTTCAGAGTGGCGCGAGCAGAAGCGCCGCACCCGTGAATTTCTGAAGGGAATGGAGCTGGAAGACGAAGAAGGCAACCGCATTAGCCTGATCGAGAAATACGACGGCAGTGTGGCCAACCCGGCGATCCGCCGCTGCGAGCTGATGACCCGCATTCGTGGCTTCGAAAACATCTGCAATGAAATGGGCTTTATCGGTGAGTTCTATACGCTGACCGTTCCCGCGCGCTATCACGCCACAATAAAACCGGCCATCGCAACCGTAAATGGAACGGTGCCAGCCCGGCCGAAACGCAGCGTTAACTCTGCAGCGTCTGGCAGAAAACCCGCGCCAAGCTGCACCGCGAAGAAATCCGCATCTTCGGGATCCGCGTTGCTGAGCCTCATCATGATGCGACCCCGCACTGGCACATGCTCATGTTAATGCGCCCGGAGCAGGCTGAGCGCGTGCGCGACATTATGCGCGATTACGCCTGGCAGGAAGACGGCAGCGAGCTGACAACGGAAAAGGCCCGTAAGGCCCGTTTTCACGCCGAGGCTATTGACCCGGAGAAAGGCAGCGCGAAGGGTTACGTTGCTAAATACATTTCCAAGAATATCGATGGCTACGCGCTGGACGGCGAGACGGACGACGAAAGCGGCAAAGACCTGAAGGAAACCGCCTCGGCCGTTTCCGCATGGGCGGCACGCTGGCACATCCGGCAATTCCAGTTTGTGGGCGGCGCGCCGGTCACGGTTTACCGCGAACTGCGCCGCATGGCTGACAGCGAAACCGCGCACGGACTTAGCGTCGAGTTTGCGGCAGCGCATGATGCAGCAGATGCAGGAGACTGGGCTGGATATGTTAACGCGCAGGGAGGCCCGTTCGTGCGCCGCGATGAACTGGCTGTGCGCACCTGGTATCAGGCAAGCGAAGACTTTAATGAATACGGTGAGGAAACCGTGCGCATCAAGGGCGTTTACGCAACTGAAGTTGGCGACGACACCCCAATCTTAACCCGCCTGATGCAATGGAAGATTGTCCCGAAACGTGCCGTTGATTTGGGTTTGGAATTTAAGGACGCGTCCGCGTCCTCTCGGAGTTCTGTCAATAACTGTACGGAGCCGACAGGCTCTGAAGCCGCTATCGATTTCACAAAGCCCCCTACTCGCGCCGAGCGAAGAAGGATTATTAAGCGATTTAAAGAAAAGCCAGCGTAGGAGCAACTTGAGCCGGATAAATATCCACCTGAAGTGAGTCATTACACAGAACGGGAGGCGCTGAAAAAGAGTTTCTTTGAGATCTCAAGGTTAACACTGTCCGACGGTGAAGCTGTACGCATGATGAAAGGCCATACCATCAAGGTTGGGGAGCTTTCTTACTGGAGCGGCACAAGCGGCTACCTCTTTCATAAACGGCGCAAAATCCCACTCCATTAGAGCGCTTCATAGCACTCGAGAGAAAAAGAGGCTTACAACTGCCTGATTAATAAAACGGCAGTCGGACTAATCTGAGCCGCACGATTCTTTACGATTTGAAGCCACCATGATACTGTTTATACATACAGTATATTTTGACTGGAAGGAGTTAATCATCTGATGAAAATAGATAATTTAAGTGAAACGGTCGCACGCATTCAGTTCGTTGCCGACGTATCGCTGATCGCACACTGCAAAGAAGATGAACTAAAAATGGCACTGTCGATGATCAGTGACATGGCAGGGACAATTGACACAGCTATTTTCGAAGCCGCTATATACTGTCAGGCAGAATGATTAATACCTCCTTCCCTACCCTTCACTAGCCACCTTTCAGGTGGCTTTTTACTTCTGCATCAAAGTGCATATGCTTGCATGAATCCGCATGATCCAAATTAGATCGCTAAGCGTCTGTAAGTCCAGAGCTGGCGCGTTCAGAAGTGGTACATGCACATGCATGAAAAGCGATGCATAAAGCGGGCAGGCGTGGCGGGGATAGCATTGCGCGCAGATAACAATTTATGTAGATTAGGCTAGTTTTGATAATGTATTGGTAACTTGAACAGCATTAGATCGTTTTTGCATTATTTCCTTGAAGGCAGCTAAAAATGATAAAGAACTTTTCGGTATTAAATTTTAAAGCGTTAAAAAATTTAACACATTTTTCGGTCTCAGATTTAAATATAGTTGTAGGAAGGAATAGTTGTGGTAAGACTTCCATCCTTCAAAGCCTTCTACTTCTAAAGCAATCGATAAATAGCGATAATAATGATGCGGTTACCCTTGAGGGTGATTTTTTAACTTATTCAAATCTTAAAGAATTATCTAACGGATTACCGCCAATTAATAATGCGAAAATTAGTTATTCTTTTGATTTAGAAACCAAAAGCCTTTCAGGAGAAATTTCATTTGAAATTTACAATAAAAAAGAGAATAACACTTATAAGCCAGCAATAAAAAACTTCACAACCGAACATTTTGATAATGATAGAAAAATAAAAACGAATTTTGACAGATTAAATGTTATCAACCGAAAAAAAATAAGTGGCAGAAGCTTTTTCGACTATGACATTGAAGTTGATGAGGTTGGTTATTTCAGGTTCTTACCCTCTCATATAAAAGGTAAGCCTTTAAAAAAAGAGAAAAAAAGCCTACATTTCCCTTTGGAATTAGCATTACCTGTCCAGAAAGAACTTTGCAATGAGCTCTACGAGGAGTTATCAAGAATCAGATATCTTGGGCCATTGAGAGCCTCTCCCAAAAGGGCATACGTTCATTTTAGTGAATCTGAAAGTGAATTACTTTACACTGGTGAAAATGCTGCTCATGTACTTTGGCTAAATCAGAATAAAATTGTAAGCCTGAATGGTCAGAGCCTCAATTTAGTGGATGCATTAAATAAGTGCATTAGCATTGCGGGGCTTAGTCAAGAAATAACACCTTCCCGCATTGGGAATTTGATATATAAGATCAACCTTAATCATAATAGTTGTGCATCCACTATTACACTAGCAGATGTAGGATTTGGTTACTCTCAACTTATACCAATAATTTTATTATGCCTCTTAGCACCTGAGAATTCACTAATACTTTTAGAGCAACCAGAAATTCATTTACATCCTTCAAGCGCAGCAAACTTAGCTGACTTGTTCCTAATGTTCATCAATAGCGGCTTAAGATTTATAATTGAAACACATAGTGTAGATTTGGTTAATAAATTACGGTTAAGAGTCATTCAAGATAGTTCACTTGTTGAAAGAGTTTCTGTTGCTTTCGTCGAAGAATCTGAAGGAGATGGCACTATTGTTAAACAACGTCATATTGACGCGGATGGGATGTTTGATCAATGGCCTAAAGGGTTTCTTGATGATTCTGAGAAAATTGCGCTCAGTATTATGAAAGAGCGAGCTAACAAACGATCAATAAATAAAGTTGCGAATTCGGCGACAAAAAAAGAAGGATGATATGACCAAGGCTACTTTTTGTCCGCATTTGATTATCAACATTAAAATGACAAATCCTGCTGATGTGGAGGATAACTACATCCTTCCATTATGTTCATTTCTTCACTATATAGAGGAGAAAGGCGTTCCTTGCTATTTTCCTAGAGAGATATTCGTCAATTTTCAGCATGCATTCCCTTGGGATTTAGCTCATGATGAAATATGGAGTGAAAATCTAAACTTGTGGCATACAGCCTTAATTCAGAAGCTCAATAGAATTAATCTTGAGGACATCACTTTAACGCAGCAAGTTCAACCTGCAGTTAAAAGATGCAATGGGGTCACTCAGTTACATGAAAATATCTTTGAAGAGTTCCTAAATAACTTTGGTTCTAAGTCATTAGCAGGTGCTAAAAATGAAGAGTCAATTTTTAGCCCACCTCCTATTTGCTGTAAATACGAAGATTACATTCAAATAAGTTGCGAGGAAGACTATATTAAATCTATTCATTCTTGGTATAAGTTATATCCCCTTGACCTGCCCCATAAAGGAGATAAACCTTTCATCCCTCCATCTCATTGGAAGGGAATGGTGAAAATCAAGCATGGACAACAAGGAGGTTTTCTAGACAAAGACGGCAGGGAATGGGTTTGGGACAAGATGCATAACGACCATTGGGATGTGCAAATGAAAAAGCCTGTCACGGGGAAATACGATAAAGTTACCCCTGAAGGCTCATTCATGAAAAAATAAAGATGTAGTTTTATCTAAAAACTATAATCTTTAAATTGGATGACATTGGTGCCTATAAACAAATTTAACTCCTTCATTCGTTCCTGCAGCGGTGTCAGCTCATTACGCACAAATACCTGCGCCGCCTTCACCGCATCCCCGAAACCGCCAGTGTTGTCGGGGATAATCCCCATCATCTGTGGCGGCACGCGGTGCGCACTTAACAGGTCGTCGCGGCTGGCCTTCTTGATGTTAAAGAAATCGTTTTCGTCGTCACTTCACTGAGCGGCAGAATCTTGATCCCGTCCGGCTTACCGTTCGGCGCGTACATGAACAGGTTGCGGAAGTTACCCAGCCCTTTCGTGTCGCCCATCGCCTGCCGCATCCGGTCAACGTCGCTGCTGCTCTGCGCCGCATCGGTCATATAAAGGATGTAACCGGCGTGCGCTCCGTTCTGGTAATACTTGCGGCGGAACAGCGTTGCCGCCTCATTCAGCCAGGCGGAATTAAGCGCGCTGAGGTATTCAGGCAGGCCGTAAAGCTCCTGATTTATATCCGGCTCCAGCAGGTGAAACACGCTGCCGGCCGAAAACTCATGCGGCTCTTTCCAGTCATTTACAAACCAGTAAACGCCGTCCTTCACTCCCCTGCGGGTGAATTTGGCCGGAGTGGTCTCAAGGCGCAGCGGTTTACCCAGGCTATTGCGACGCAGCTCGGCAAAGACGTTGCCTAAGACCAGATAATCAAGCGCAAACTTGCTGAACTCCTGCTGACTCATCATCGGGTGCGGGATAAAGGTCGAGGCCAGAATGTTGCGCTTCACGTAAATCGGTGAGCTGTGATGCACAGCCGAGCGCAGGCTCTTAGCCAGCCCGCTAAAGCTGACCGGCGGCTCAAACCAGCTCCCGTTACCGATGCACTCGGCATAATCCAGAATGTCGCGCTTATTCATGACCGGCGTCGGATCGCCAAAGGTAAACGCCTCGGCGTGCTGCTGCGGTGCGGTTGCCTGTACAGGCTGCGCGGTAGCGGTGTGAGCCTTGCGGCCTCTGCGTTTGCTCATCAGTAAAATTCCAGAATCGAGGGATTAGCGCCGCCGCTGGCTGCGGTAAGCGGTTCATTTAACAGTGCGTGCATGATTGCCCAGGCGACGTCGGCGCGGCTGGCCTCTTCGCTGCGGCTCGCCTCATAGGTTGAGCGGTTGCCGCTGGCCGTCATGGTTTTACGGATAGCCATAAACGACTGCGTGATATCTGTCGCCCCGGCGTCATACTCAAGCCGCCCGCTGCTGATGGTGTCCGGCTGCACGCCCGTCCGGCCTTCAGCAGCGCCAGAGATTATCTGGATTGGGTGTCCGCGCGTGACAAGCTGCCCGGTGCCGGGAAACAGCCTTAAAATGGCGGGCGATCTGGCGGCGGATAATCGCCAGTTAGAAGCCGCGCTCGCTGCCTGCGGGCTGCAGGTCGAAATCATCAAAGACTGCCAGGAACAACACGATGCTGAAACCTCAACAACTGCGCCAGGCGCTGACCGACAGCGTGCCGGAGCTGCAGCGAAACCCTGACGCGCTGAACGTGTTTATCGACAGCGGGCGCATCGTCTCGACGCTTGCCAGCTCGCTGTCGTTTGAATACCAGTACCGGCTTAACATGGTCATTACCGACTACGCCGGTAACATCGACCTGCTGATCGTGCCGCTGCTGGCATGGCTTCGGACGAATGAACCCGACATCATGGCAAGCGAGGAAAAGCGCCGGACGGGCTTTACCTTTGAGGCAGATGTTATCAGCGACGCGGCCAGCGATATCAGCATTGAGCTGCAGCTGAGCGAGCGCGTGATCGTGAAGCAGGCCGACGACGGGCTGCACGTGACCCACGTCGGCGAGAACCCGCTGCCGGACAATGATGCGCGGCCGGTGCAGATTTACGTTAAGGGCGAGCTGGTCAGCGAGTTACAGACATGAGCGGGCTGCAGCTGGTAAACGACCGTCTGGAGGCGCTGATCAGCAGCCTGTCAGCACCGGCACGCAAAGAGATGGCGCGCACCATCGCGAAGAAGCTACGCGCGAGTCAGCAGCAGAACATCAAGCGACAGCAGGCACCTGACGGTACGCCGTTTAAGCCCCGCAAAACGCAGCCGGTACGCAAAAAAAAGGGCCGGGTAAAGCGCGAAATGTTCGCAAAGCTGCGCACCGCTAAATACATGAAGACGCAGGCCAGCCCGAATGAGGCCGTGATCGAGTTTGCGGGCAACGTGCAGCGCATGGCCGGCGTTCATCATTACGGGCTGCGCGACAGGCCATCGCGGAAGGGTAGAGAGGTGCAGTATGAGTCACGCCCGCTATTAGGAATTAGCAAGCATGATATATAGATGATTGATGAACTAGTCATCAATCATCTATACTAATTATTTATTTGCTACCTTTTATTACGCGCTCTGTATATTCGCTTAGTAAAGAAGTTATGTCCAGCTTGTGCGGCTTGAAGAAGTTGTGAACTGTTGCTTCGTCTAAAGAATGGATGTCGTAACTTTTAAGTTCCTTAAAAAAAGATCGTGTATTTTGTTTGAGACTTTTCAATTTTGCAGGCCTCATCACTTCAACTGGATAATTAAAATCACCATAATAAGATAAAACTTTACTGCTGATAACCATTATATTTTTGCACGCTGCATCATTATATTCATGCCTGAACCAGCCACAGTGGTTGTTCATCTGGCCTGCTTCGTGCTTATTGATTTCCTTCCGATCTTCTTTAACTTCATTCTTGCATTCTATGAGAAAATATTGTTTATCGACCCCTCCCCAAAGAGCATCGGGACCTTTCTTTATTTCTTTATCTGGTCGCTGGCTGACAAAACCAAGCATTGTTCCAAGATCAGAGATAGCCTGCTCAAATTTTTCTGATTGAACACCAAATGATAGATTCTGAAGTATACCATCAACCTCAATCATCATAGATTCATACGTTTCATGAGAATTAATCCAATTTATTACTCTCATTACTCGTGAAGAGTTAATGCTTTCAATTTTTCTATAGGTGACACCATCTCTTGGTTTTAGCAAGTTTATATTTTTCTGAAATGCAGATTTTTGTATTCTGTCAGAATCAACCTTGCTTGAAGCATAAGTAAACCTAGCTTGCAGCTGGAGATACCATGCCTTTTCCATTTCATTATTTGTAAACTCATCGCTAATACGCTGAATCAATTCACAGGCATTTTTCACTTCTCCCTTTTGCAGTTCTTTCTCAGCTAAGTACTCAAGATTGATCAAGTCATACAAAGAATTTTTATAAGCAGGTAATGATACCTCGTTCATTGATTCTTGATAATACTCTTTCCACCCCTCGTCCCTTTGTAAGGATTTATTGATCAAATCTATAAAAACCTGCTTTGGTTTTGCACCTTTGCTTATATCTTCCTGAGTAAAAGATACTATTTGCTCACCTAGCTCAATTTGCATTTGAGTTTGTGGTGAAAAATATTTTTTTGTTAAAGGGCTTTTGAGGAACTGCACTAAATCTCCTCCAGTAATAACAATTACGCTATAATCTTTTTCACCCCTTACACTTCTACCCAAACCTTGCTCTACTTTTTGAGCAGTCAATATGTTAATTATATCACTGCTTGGGCGACATTCTTCTTCGTATCTTTCAGCAAGACTTTCTGAGTATGGCTTAGAGTCTACTATAAGGATTCGGCATGAGCTATCAGGTAAGTCTATACCATCATACCTATTTGCAAATACCATTGAATGACTAAAGTTACCTGTTTTTAATTTCTCTATATTAGAAAATATAGTATCCGTTGTTGATACAATTGCTCCATATTTTTCATATTGAGCTTTGTTATTAAAACTAGGAGCAAGACAAACTGTGCCAAATCTTCTTTGGTCCCGGGGTTCTAATAACATACTTATAACTTTATCACGGTCTAGTGACTCATCTATAAGTGAAGGTATTAAGACCATTTTCTCCCCTGACCAGATTAAATCAGGATTAATAAGAGGGTCTCTAACAGAGTCAACATCAAATCTCAGGCCTTTTATAAAGAAAGAATCGTTTTGAGTTGTGGCAGACATAAGGAATCGATGTTTGGCTTGACTGAATGTACCAAATACATCAATTAAAGATACAATTGGTGAGATCTCTAACGATTCGGATGATATAAAAGCTTGGCAATTATGAAGGTTATCTTTAATAAGCGGCCAAGTGTATTTTACATTCTTATCTGAAGCATGCTGGATTAGGGTTTTTGCAACCACTTCTTTCTTGTCGATCCATGACCAATAAGGAATTGGCAAAACTGAAGAGTGACCTATGCCACTTTCAATTTCTAAAAAGCTCCCTTCGCCTTGTTCTTTCAATTCATCTGCGAAAATGTTCATGAATTGATTATAGATTTCATGCTCTCTGTTTATCTTAATTGTGAAGCAGTTTTTTATTGCGTCGATACATGCTTGAGAGTCATCTAAAATAATAGAGTTAGGTACAATTGATTTTGCACCTAACCCAAAGGCAGTAACTCCATTAAATATTTTTTGCACATGAGTTATGAGGATCTTTTTTCCTGCAAGAAAATCATCAGGAATTTTTTTTGATGAATCAATTATGCAATAAGGTATACCAAACTTTTCTGCGTCTATGACAGCTTGTTTGGCTAGATAGATGTTGGGGCATACATATATACAAGGTGCACCAGTCTCATTCAATTTTGACTGTAATATTAACAGGCCAATAAGAGTTTTACCCTCTCCAGTATGTAATTTTATTATATTATCTCTTCGTTCTTTTTTTTCGTTAAACCACGAGCTGAGGATCTTAATTTGAGATGGCCTCAATGGGCCAGCATCACTTTTCCTGTCCAATGTATCGTAAATTTCAACCGGGTTCACTCTTTTAGGTAACTCTTTCTTTCTCAGTTTATTTTTAAAATCAACCATTTAAACTCTCCATTTTCTAGGTTAAGCCTTGATGATTCAACAAGTATTGTTAATGTATTCCTGGTTTGTGCGTTGTTCAATAGCAGGACAGCTCTGAATTCACATTTGATGATTTTACTTTCAAAGTAATGGCATGAACTCAAATGAAAAAATCAATGAAATTCAGCGCCTGCTGCGCAACCTGATCCGCATCGGAACCGTGTCGGCTGTCAATCTCGACGGCGGGTTATGTCGTGTTAATACAGGAAATAATACTACCGGCTGGCTGCACTGGCTGAGCGCCCGCGCGGGTAAAACCCTCTCCTGGAATGCGCCGTCAGTGGGTGAGCAGGTTCTTGTTTTTTGCCTCGGCGGCGAACTCGATACCGGCTTAGTGCTGCCGAGTATTATCTCTGATGACAATCCGGCCCCGTCAGCCTCGGCCGATGCGCTGCACTGGTCATTCCCTGACGGCGCGGTGATCGAGTACGAGCCGGAAACCGGCGCGCTGATTGCAATCGGCATACAGACGGCAACCATCAAAGCGGCGGTAAAAATCCTGTTCGATTCGCCCGAAGTGGAATGCACAACTCTGTGCAAAACTGCGCAGTTGGAAGTCACCCAAGGCGGCACGATGAAAGGCGACGTTACGCATAGCGGTGGCAAGCTTAGCTCTAACGGTGTCGTCGTGGATGACCACGATCATGGCGGCGTGCAGCGCGGCGGTAGCAGAACGGATGGCCCAAAATGACGACCGCAAAATATATCGGCATGAACCGGGAAACCGGCGGCGCGCTGACTGACCTCGATCATATTCGACAGTCAGTGCACGACATTCTGCTGACCTCTGTCGGCACCAGGGTGATGCGTCGCCAGTATGGCTCGCTTTTATCCGCTCTGATTGGCCAGCCTCAAAACGAGGCGCTGCGCCTGCAGATTATGTCGGCCTGCTATCTGGCGATCCTGAAGTGGGAGCCGCAGGTAAAGCTCACAGCCATCAGCTTTGAGCCGGGCATAAATGGCACAATGGTGGTTGAGCTGTCCGGCAACCGCACCGACAGCGCGCAGCCTTTTTCCTTAACCGTTCCTGTGAGCTGAGACTATGGCAACTACCGACCTGATCCAGCTGCCCGCGCCTGATGTGGTGGAGACGCTGGACTATGAAAGCCTGCTGGCCGAGCGAAAGGCGACGCTGATTTCCCTTTACCCGACCGATAAACAGGACGCTATCGCCCCCAAGCTGACGCTTGAATCAGAACCCATCGTTAAGCTGCTGCAGCAGAATGCCTATCGAGAGCTGATCCTGCGCCAGCGCATTAACGAGACAGCAAAGGCCGTCATGGTTGCCTATGCACTGGATGGTGACCTTGACCAGCTCGGCGCGAATAATGGCATAACCCGCCTGACCATTACCCCGGCCGACGATACGACCATCCCGCCGACCGCTGCCATTATGGAAAGTAACGACGATTTCCGGCTGCGCATCGCCTCAGCCTTTGAGGGAATGAGCGTGGCTGGGCCGACCGGCGCGTATGAGTATCACGCCAGAAGCGCCGACGGCCGGGTAGCCGATGGGTCAGCTATCAGCCCGTCACCCGCAGTTGTCACTGTGACGGTGCTCGCCCGTGAGGGCAACGGCGCAGCGACAGACGATCTGCTGGCCGTAGTTAACGCTGCGCTCAATGATGAGGACGTGCGCCCGGTTGCCGACCGGGTGAGCGTGCAGTCAGCGAAGATTGTTAATTACGAAATCGAGGCCGAGCTGTACCTCTATCCGGGGCCGGAGGCTGAGCCAATCCGCGCCGCAGCTGAGGCAAAGCTCGCCGCCTATATCAGCGCGCAGAAGCGTCTCGGTCGTGACATTCGCCTGTCTGCGCTGTATGCCGCCATGCACATTGAGGGAGTGCAGCGAGTCAGCCTGATTAAGCCGTCGGCTGACGTGGTGCTCGACAAAACGCAGGCCGCTTACTGCACTGGCTACACGCTGACCGTAGGAGGCTCGGATGAGTGATCGCCTGCTGCCGACCGGATCATCAGCACTTGAGATTGCCGCCGCTGAGGCGCTGGCAAGCCCCGGCGCGATGAGCGTGCCGCTGCGGCAGTTATGGAATCCTCAATCCTGCCCGGTGGAGCTTCTGCCCTATCTTGCGTGGGCGTGGTCAGTTGACCGCTGGGATTCAGCCTGGCCGGAATCGACGAAGCGCGCCGTGGTTGCTGCCTCGCGGTACGTGCACCAACACAAAGGCACTATCGGGGCAATCCGCCGCGTCGTTGAGCCGCTGGGCTATCTCATCCGGGCTATTGAGTGGTGGAAAACCAATGAAGCGCCAGGCACGTTCCGCCTTGACGTGGGCGTGCTCGATACCGGTATTGCCGAGGAAATGTATAACGAGCTTGAGCGCCTGATAGCCGATGCGAAGCCCTGCAGCCGTCACCTTATCGGACTGTCTATCAATCTGGACGCTAACGGCTCGCTGCCGGTAGCCGTTGCCAGCTACAGCGGCGACGAGCTGACCATTTATCCCTATACCCCTGAACTTATCAGCGTCGGCGGGCCGGGTTATTCCGGCGTGGCGGTGCATCTTATTGACCTGACGGAAGTGAGCGCATGACGACAAAATATTTTGCCCTGCTGACCAATCAGGGCGCGGCTAAGCTGGCGAACGCCGCCGCGCTCGGCAGTAAAGTGAATATCACATCATTGGGATGTCGGGGATGGTGGCGGCACGCTGCCGACGCCTGATGCCGCACAGACAAAGCTCCTCGGCGAGAAGCGACGCGCGCAGCTTAATTCTCTGACCGTTGATGCGGCCAACAGCAGCCAGATTATCGCGGAGCAGATTATCCCGGAAAGCGAAGGCGGTTTCTGGATTCGTGAAATCGGCCTGTACGACGCCGACGGCGTGCTGATTGCCGTTGCTAACTGCCTGGAAACCTATAAGCCGCAGCTGGCCGAAGGCAGCGGCCGGACGCAGACCGTTCGCATGATTTTGATCGTAAACAGCACAACGGCCGTGACGCTGAAGATTGATCCGTCAGTGGTGCTGGCAACGCGCAGGTATGTTGATGATGCCGTGATCGAGGTAAAGGCATACGCTGACGGCGTAATGAAAAAGCATACTGACGCTGAAAATCCACACAGCCAGTACCTGCAGATCGCAAATGCCCTGGCAGAAATCAAAGACGCCGGGCTGATTGCTGACGTTCTCAAAAACCTCGGTTTAGGCGAAGGTGCGCCAGTTATCGGTTCACCGTTCCCCTGGCCGCACGCAAAAATGCCCAATGAGCTGTTTCCCTCAATGGCGGGCATGGTCTTTCTGAAGAGTAATGGGGCTTCATTCAGCAGCGCGTTATATCCAAAGCTGGCGCTGGCGTATCCGGGGCTGAAGCTGGCTGATCTGCGCGGCGAATTTATCAGGGGCTGGGATGATGGGCGCGGCGTTGATGCCGGTCGCTCTTTGGGTTCCGCGCAGGCATCCACTGGTCTGCGAACGGCTGCGGTGGATTATCCCGGCGTAGATGGCACAACGACAGGTTCAACTGTAGGAACAGCCTTTAATCAGGCAGACTCAGTAACAAAGACTCAGCCTTCTGATGCAAAAGCCCCCAATAACGGTACGTTAGATGCAGTTCTTAGCGACAACTCAATCCAAGCTACGCAACTGCAATCAGGAATTCCGGGTTTTTCTGTATGGATTACCGCGCGGCCGCGTAACGTCGCGTTTAACTACATCGTGAGGGCTGCATAATGGCTAAGGTAACGCTTGATAAAAACGGCCTGGCAAAATCGGCCGGCATACTAACGATTTATAATTTTGATACGGTCAGCGGCGAGTTTACTGGCTCAAATGATGAGTATCTGGCTCAGGGCGTTGGCCTTCCCGCTAATGCCTGCATCACCGCACCGCCCGTTACTGAAGCCGGGCGCGTAGCGATTTATCAGGATGGAGTCTGGACGGCTATGGCCGATCATCGCGGGAAAACGGTTTACTCAGTTACTGACGGCGCAGCAGTGGTAATTATCGTACCGGGTGATTACCCGGCAGATACTACACCGCTAAAACCTGCAACTGCCTGGGATAAATGGGATAGTGAAAAATGGGTGACTGATCGGGCAGAAGAGAAAGCGGCAAGCAACAGAGAAGCCAGTGAAAGGCAAGCCGCACTGATTGGCGAAGCAAACAGCATCACTCAGGCATGGCAAACGCAACTGCTGCTCGGGATAATCACTGAGTCAGATAAAGCTTCACTTACCGCATGGATGAAGTACATTCAGACTGTTCAGGATAAAGATCTTTCGGGAGCACCTTATATCCACTGGCCCGAGAAACCTTAATGCTAATGAGCCCGGCGGGCTCATTTTTTAAAAGCCTATGTAGAATATCCCAATGGCGATAAGAGTCGCGAGAGTGCAATGTATTGGTATGAAACGCACTTCGGAAAAAGTCGAAAGAATTAACCCTTTTTCATGGCGAATAAGAATGTAGGCACAACTCCCTAATAAGAAAATGATAACAAAAAGTGAAACAAAAAAATATATTTTGATCAGCTCATTACATTTAGGTAATCCCTCATATAAAATAACCCTTACAACTGTGATCAACGTTATCAAAATCAAGCTATAACTTATTCCTGTAATCCAAAGCATAATTTCAGAACTTACTTTGCAAAAAAAAGCTCCGAACATGCCCAGCCATTGCTCCTGACTCCAGATTCCACCCTGCTTAATATCCATGTCTTTAAACATAATTGAAATTGCAGTGAGAATTATTATTAATGGCAAGAAAGCATTTAAAATCGATAGCGGGGTTGGAGTGTAACTTTTATAGTAGTTTAAAACCGAGAAGTCGGACTTATATGAGCTAAAGACATATGTAGCTATGGTAAATAAAGACCATGAAATGGTTCGGTAAAGAATCTCAAGCCTTAAGTCCTTCTTAACCAAATTATCAATTATATTTTTCCCAGCTTTCAAATTCCCGCTCCTCATACTCTATTTAAAAATTATGCCGTTTCGCGATCGTATCTGAATTTTCTCTGACAGTTAAATCCTGTTTGCTCATTGATGAGCAAACTGCAACCGCATGCACGCTTTTCACTGACCTGGCGCCCTGAGCACACCCTCAAAACGGAGTGCATCAGATGTCTGATTATCATCATGGTGTCCGCGTCGTCGAAGTTAGCGACGGCACGCGCACCATAACCACTGTAACAACTGCCGTCGTTGGCCTGGTCTGCACCGCACAGGACGCGGATGCGGCAACCTTTCCGCTCAATACGCCGGTACTTATCACTAATGTGCAGAGCGCGGTTGGTAAAGCCGGTAAAAAAGGCACGCTTGCCGCCGCCCTGCAGGCCATTGCCGACCAGTCAAAACCCGTGACCGTCGTCGTGCGCGTCGCTGAAGATGCCGACGAAGCCGAAACCACGTCCAATATCATCGGCGGCACGGATGAAAACGGTCAGCACACCGGCATGAAGGCGCTGCTCGCCGCGCCGACCCATCTCGACGTGAAGCCGCGCATCCTCGGCGTGCCTGGCCTCGATTCACTGGCGGTGGCGACCGCGCTTGCCAGTATCGCGCAGCAGCTGCGCGCCTTTGCCTATGTCTCGGCATGGGGATGTAAAACCATTTCCGAAGCCCGCCTGTATCGTCAGAACTTCAGCCAGCGCGAAATCATGGTTATCTGGCCGGACTTTCTCGCCTGGAACACCACGACCAGCAAATCCGACACTGCCTTTGCGACCGCCCGCGCGCTGGGCCTGCGCGCCAAAATCGACAACGACACGGGCTGGCATAAAACCCTGTCTAACGTCGGTGTCAATAACGTGACCGGCATTTCCGCATCAGTGTTCTGGGATCTGCAGCAGACCAGCACCGACGCCGACCTGCTCAACGAGGCCGACGTTACCACGCTGATCCGTAAAGCCGGTTTCCGCTTCTGGGGCCACCGCACCTGCAGAGATGAACCACTGTTTCAGTTAAAGAAATATAACCGCAAGCTTAGCGAACTTATCGAACTATGGTACAGACTGCACGGTTGCTCGCTAAGTGATAGAAAGGGCCGACTCGGCAAACTAAATATCATTTGTAATGGCATGGGGAACCCCGTAGCTGCCTCTATCACTTCGAAGGATTGGGCACATTATCGGGATCGGCGTTTACAGGGCCTCATACAGAACGGATACAAAACCAGTGATAAATCGTTAAAGGTCTCACCGGGTACCATTAACTGTGAACATGCATTCCTTCGCGCTCTTTTCAATGAGCTGGAACGGCTTGGCGAAATCAGCTACCCCAACCCACTTAAAAATATACGGGAGTTTGATCAGCCAGAGAAAGAAATGACATGGTTGACTGAAACCCAGATACAAAAGCTTTTTGCCGCCTGCAAATTTCACGATAACCCTGATCTGACGCTGATTATCAAAATCTGTCTTTCAACCGGGTGCCGGTGGAGTGAAGCCGCGAATCTTAAAGCCTCACAATTGTCTCCAAACAAAATCACCTTCATCAATACCAAAGGCAAAAAGAACCGCTCGGTACCCATCGACAACGCCCTGTATAACGAATTAAAAGACAAAGAAGGCCGTTTTTTTGCAGAGTGCTATCGCCAGTTTTATCGGGTCATTCGGCTGGCCGGCATTGAATTACCCGAAGGCCAGATGAGCCATGTACTGCGCCATAGCTTTGCCAGTCACTTTATGATGGCCGGGGGAAATATCATCGTGCTGCAGCGTATTCTTGGGCATTCCGACATCAGGGTGACGATGCGTTATGCGCACTTCGCGCCCGACCATCTTGAGGATGCAATTCGCTGCAATCCGCTGGCGTTGATGGCGAAGAAAAGTGGCGACAAAGTGGCGACTCAGAGTCCAGCAGAGTAGAACAGAAGGTAACAGGGTTGGACTTAAATGATTGATTATATTGTAAGTTACTGTTTTTAAATCCCAACCAAAAAAAGACCGAATACGATTCCTATATTCGGTCCAGGGAAATGGCTCTCAAGGAGCCGTGCGCTAAAAGTTGGCATTTATGAAGGCGATAACGCCTTGCAACTTAAGATTAGAACAGCGCGGAGGAATTGCCAGCTGAGGCACGGCACAGGGCCATAAACAGGATCAGTTTGTGATCGCAACGGCAAAAAACAGTCGGGCGCAGCGTGATGCTGCACCCGGCAGGCTTACTTACCGCACAGCGCCTGAGTGCGCTCAACAATCGGCTGCAGGCTCATCATCTGGCCCGGATGCGCTTTATCCTCGCTCTGGATCACGCTGATCGGCTGCGCTTTCACCTGGTTGCTCTTAAACAGCGCATCCGCTTTGTCGTTCAGCGGGTATTGCATCAGCGTGCTAGGGTTGATGGCAAACATGGCACCGTCTTTCTCGCAGGTCAGCATCACCTCTTCACGATTAAACGGCCACTTATCTTTACCGATCTCAAAGCGGCTGACGGTAATGATTTGTGCCGCCAGCGCCTGGCCGCATACAGATAATAACAGGATTGCGGGGACCACTTTCTTCAGCAACAT